CAACATCACAAGCACTTGTTATAATAGTAGCTGCACTTGCAGCAAGTCCATCTATATATGCTGTAACTTTTGCTTTGTGATTTTTCAATGTATTAGCAATAGCCACTGCTGCAAATACACTTCCACCAGGTGAGTTGATATGTACATTTATGTTTTCTACATCACCTAAATTTCCAATTTCTTCTTTAATTGTTTTGTCACACACATCGTCCCAATATTCATCAGAACCAATAGATCCATACATTACGATATCTGCACTTTTAGCTTCGTCATTCTTCGTTATGTTCCAAAACTTCTTTGTCATTTTTGGCATTGTTAATCATCACTCCTTTTTCTTCTAATAATTTGTTTTCCTTTGCTAAGATTCTTACATTTTGCTCAAAATCACCCCCGTTAAGCTCGACAGTTTCTTTTGTTCTAGTAGAGAATCCTTGTTGAACTCTTAAAGTACTTGCTTTAACTTCTTTAAGTGGGTCAAGTTGTCCCTGACTCGGTCCATTCCATTGAGCTCCACTCCAAGCTTTTGTTAGCAATGGATCTTCTCCATAGTTCTTCATGTCTACTCTACCTAGCAAATATGCTTCTCTTAACCATTCTTCATATACTACTTGTGTGAAATTGCTAGAGAACCAATCTCTTCTCTTTCTAAACATCTTCCAAGCTTCTAATAAAGCAGCTCTACTTGCAGAATAACTAGCAGTAAAATGCTTGATTAGTAACTCGTAAGGAACTTCTAAAGCCGCTCCTATTTGTCTTAAAATTGAAGTAACGAAAGGGTCGAACTGTGCATTTGGTCTACCTGGATTAGTGGCAACAACCTTTTCTCCAGGATTAAGCCCTTGAACTAGTCCAGGTGTTAGTTCTATTGTTTCGTCATTAGAACTGTCAATTTGTTCTGTTTCATCTAAGACTTCATGGTCTGCAATATTAGCTCCTTGGGCATTATCCTTATCACTTTCAATAAATATCGCATACATCCCACTTACCACTGCTGCCATAAGCTCTGCATCGGTATATCTATCCAGTTGCTTCAAGGCTTCTATTACTGGAGATAGAATAGGTATACCTCTGACTTGCTCAGGTCTTTCGGCTAGCATTATATGTAGAATATTTAACTGATCTTCTTTTCCATAAACAGGAATGTAGTCAGTTTCTACATTTCCTGAGACATCTAGTGGGTGTTTTCTTGCAACATAATACCCAGAGATTCTATTATTGCCATCAATTTTTACTCCATCAACAATACTCTCATCATTTTGCAATATAGAAGGTGTCATAACTCTATCAGGCTCAATTATTTGTAGCTTTAAGCTATAAGGATTCTTTGGTGTTAGAAAATAGTTAAATTTTACAAAACACTCTCCATTCAAGAGAATGGTCAAGAATACAAGGTCTTGGACTTGGTCAAAATTAAGAACTCCCATCTGTTCAATCTTATTGTCTGCCCAGAGTTTGAATTCTTTTTCAATTGTAGTCTCAATAGTTTCAGCTTCTTCTTCACTAATTCCTATAGTTTCATAGTCTATAGATGATTTCAGCTTTAATCCACTACCAATGACATTAGAATTGATGGTTTTCATAACCCCTTGAGCAACAGGAGCTCCCATATACAAGTCTCTTGACCTTTCAACCAGCTTTTTTCTATTCTTGTAGATGTCTTTTTTGACTCCTCCACCAGTTGAAATCCAGCCTTTCATAGAACTTTTTGTAGTAGATGCTCCATGATTAGAATACCCTGTGTTCAGAATTTCTATTTTTTTTCTAGCAACTTCTCTTTCAAGAGCTTTTTTAGGATTAAAAAAAGCGATAGCTTTGTCTAATAAATTCATTTTTCACCTCCTTTTACAATAAAAAAAGAAGATTAAAACCTATAAATCCCTAGGTATTACTCTTCTTCCTAATTTTTTTCTTCCATTATTGTTTAACTTGTCTAGTTCACCCTCCCAGAAGGCTCTTCCTTTTCTAATTTCAGATAAATCTTCTCTCACAAGCTCTCTTGTACCAATTTTATAACTTTTTCCAGTTAATACTGCTATTTCTGCCTTTCTATAGGCTTCAATCATCTGCAAGCACTCTTCTCTAGTGTAATTCAATTTATAAGCTCACTCCTTTCGATAAAACTCTTCTTTTAGATACTTTTGTAGTCTTTTTTGTGGCTTCAACTGTATATTTTTTACTTAAGTTTGGATTTGCTATTTTTAAAGCCGCATAAGCATAGTTTCTCAAGTCTAGGGGCTCATTTCTCTTAGTTCCTACTACTTTCCAGATAGTTTTTTTAACTCCTTTTTCCCAGACAGTAGTCTTAACTTCAGATGTTAATCCTTTGAAATATGCTTCATCATAACCCCTATCTACGTTATTTGGAAAGTGCATATACATAGAACCAGGTTCTTCAATTTTTAGTCTAGCAAGTATTGTCTCTTTCCCAGTATTAACTCCCAGAGTAAACAATGATATTTGCATTCTGTTAGTACGAGAAGGCTTAGATACAAAGGCTACTCCATCTCCACCTTTACCCTTAATACCGAATACTCTTCTGAACTCTCTAGGTTTGATGTATTGATATGCTTCTTGCGTATAATGCCCTCCTGTATCTATACAAGTACAAAGAATTCTTATTTTTTCCCCATTTGCATACTCAAACTCTGTTTCCATGAATCTATCCAACTGTTCCCACACATCATTTTGACCAGGAGAACCAATAAATTGCTTGTAGTAAATACCCCAAGATTCTTCTCCTAACCCCCAGCCTACAACTTCAATTTCTAATCTGTCATCTTGAACATCGACTCCAGCGGTTAAAACTTGAACTTGGTCTGGAATTTCTGCTGTATACTCTTCTTTTCTCTTAGAAACATCTAAGAAATCTATCTTTTCTACTTTCTCTTCCCATGTTTGGCCAAGACAGGTATTTGTAAATACCTTCATCATTTGCATATTACCTTTTGCAGCTTTAAATTTTTTTATAATTTCTGGCCATGTTGAAAATGGACTATATAACTCTGAAATATGAAAGCCTCTAACACTCCAGTCTTCAACATCTTCTTGCGGTTGCCATATACCATGTATCATATTTCTTTTCCATTCATGCTCATTTGAAATTTCTAAACAGTCAGAACATTTGTGCCCAACTGGTTCAAAGATTATGTTTCTCCATTCCAATTTTTGAAAAGAACCACACTTAGGACAAGGTATATAAAATTCTTCTTTTGTTGAATTTTCATATTCTTTTTCAACTCTTGAGTCTCCTTTGATGGTTGGTGTACTAGTTATGACAATTTTCTTATTCCAGAAAGTTTTTGTCCTTTCTATTGCTAGATTCAAAGGGTCTCCTTCTCCTCCAACATCACTTTTGAATCTATCTACCTCGTCTGCAAGTAGGATTCTAAGAGGTCTACTTGACAACTCTGCTGCTGAATTACTTCCTACCAATGTAATATATCCACCAACGAATTCTTTTTGTAGTTTGGTATCTCTTCCGTCAACTTTGTTTAGAATCTTGTTTTTAAGCTGAGGTGTACTCTGTATCATGTCATCTAGTCTTGTACTAGAAAAATCTTCTGCTAAATCTTTAGTCGGCAAAAGATACATGATAGGAGCTGGATCATAATCAGCATAATATCCAAATACATTCAATAAAATTTCTGTTTTAGATAACTGAGCTCCATACATCATCACTATTTTAGTTGTCTTTTTGTCAGAAATTGCTTTCATGACTTCTCTTTGAAATGGCACTCTATCAGTTTTCCATCTCCCTGGTTCAGCTGATGTCTTAGAACTTAAAATTCTATATGAATCAGCCCAAGTATCTATAGTCAACTTTGGTGGAGGCTTCAAGGTTTGAAATATGTCAGCAAATAGATTAATTGTTTTTCTTAGACTTGGATTTTCTATTGGATCCCTTTCCTTTGCTTTTTTCATCTTCCACCTCTTCTTCATCTTCCAGGATTATATTTTTATTTTTAAACAATTCTGGACTATATTCACTTAATTCCAGCAAAACATCTTCTATAGAACTAAAAACTATATCCTGGATATCGCCCAGATTATCACAACCCACAACCAAAGGGGCGATTTTATTAGGTACTGCTAATAATTTACCCTTTAAATTTGTGAGCATAACAGTCATAACTTTCTTAACTATCTCTGCCGAGTGCAGTTCATTTTTTAATTCTGATATTTTTATACTTTTTAGCTCTATATCTTTTTCAATTTTTTCAGTTTCTTTTTTAAGTTTTGTGTCTTTCAAATCTACATCAGCAGAGTTTTGTTCTTTAATAAACTCAACAAAACCTTTTACACTCTCTACGAGTAAATATTTACCTCTGTTTCCACTTTTTTTCACAATGCCATCTTGAGCTAACATTCTGATATATCTATCTGTCACCCCAAACATCTCCGCAAGTTCAGGGCTACTAACTATTTTTTCTTCTATGTTCATTTTTCACTCCTTAGGAACGGAAATCGTTAAAATTTTGACCAATATTCAGGTGGAGCTCGGGACTCGCAAGACCCACACAATAAAAAAATATTCTGAAAGAACCTATTTCACCAATTGGTTCTCATTATATCCATTTTATCCTTTCGTTTTTTACCTCGTTTTTGCTTGTACCAAAGTATTTTATGCCTATAATTTGGCTCTAATTTTTCAACTTTATTCAATAATTTTTTGTCATTGAAATGTTCCCAGTATATAGTGCCTTGTGCTAAGTTTCCAAACAAACATTGTTCTTCGATGTCTTGAAACCTTGTTATTTCTT